CGTGACCATATAGGGCGCGACGGCCTGGACCGCTTGTGCCCGCAAGCCGATATGGCGCTGCCGCGTGATCGGAATCCCGCCCTGACCGTTGTAGCGAAACCAGATTGGATCGAGCGCCAGAAGCACGTCGAGCCCCTCGACAAACGGCTCGATGTCCTTTTTCAGGCGCTCATCCGACGGACTGAGCCAACTCCCGCCGCCGGGCTTGGTCGCCGTGCCGGTAATCGTCAGATTGCCGCTATTATCGACACGCTGGACCACACTGCCTGTTTTACTCAGGGTGTCGACCACCTCCCCGCTGCCCATCTGGAGGAGCAGGGCGCCATCGTCACTCAACACGCGCACGGCGGACGCATTGGTCACCCCCGCGTCCCGGATCTCAAAGTCGCTCCCGGTAATGGCGGTCGCTTTGACAATGAGGAGCCGCCCGCTCGTCGGGCCCACGAAGGTCATCACGACGTCAAAGGTATTCGGATCGACGGTAATCGTGTTCGGTAGCAGACTCTGACGCGGACTGGCATTGTCATAGACCGCGAAGAGGAGGGCCGCCGTCCCGAGCCCATGCGTGGCCCCGGGGACGGTGACCGTCGTGGCGCTGGTATACGTCGCGACAAAGCGCGGACCGGCCGCACTGACAATGATCGTGCCACTGGCTGCCGTCACAAAGCTCACCGTCACGTCTGCCGTCGTCGGGGCAATACTGACGGGCACCTGCGTTAGGATATTCTGGGTGCCACTCACGGTATACACGCGCACGAGGAGATCGGCGGTGCCCAGGGCGTGCGTGCTGCCGAGAATGCTCACACTCGTCTGATTGGTAAACGACACCGTATATTGGGGGCTCGGCGCCGCCAGGCTCACAGTCCCGGTTTGCGGCGTCAGAAACGTAAACGTCGCATCATAGGTGAGGGTATCAATCGCCACCGTATTGGGCTGAATGACCTGGCGCGGCGTTTCGGCATTGTACGCCTGGAAGAGGGGCGCGGCCGTGCCGAGGCGATGCGTAGTCCCGGCAATCGTGAAGCTAGTAGTGGCATTGAAGGTAAAAAACAGGGGACTCTCGCCGCCGCCCGGCAGGAACTGCTGAAGCCGGGCCGCTACGGAGCCAAACGTGCCTTGTGGATTGCTCCCTAAGCAGGTCTCGATCGCCACGGTAGCCGCGAGGCTATCGTTAATCACCTCCGAATCAAGTCGGCTCGCACTATCAGGGGCGATGGGTCCCGCATTGATAAACGTCTGGCGCGTGTCGATGACGCCTGGGTAGCCCGTCCCGATCCCTGCCCCAAGCTGGGCCATGTTAGACCTGTCCTTTCGCGGCTTCGAGGGCCTCGACCCGTCCCGTCAGGGCCGCGACCTGCGCGACCAGGGCCTCAAGCGTCACCCCGGCGCCGACGACGGGGAGTCCCTGCGGCTGCATCGTGCGCGGGCGGACGTCCTGCACCACCTGGCCCCCGAGCACGCGCCACTGCTCCTGCATGCGCGGGGGCGGCGCCTCGTCACGGACCAGATACCCGAAGCCAGGCTCGTCCGGACCGCGCTGGGCCTCGACAAAGGCCCGCGTGGGACTTTCCCAGAGCCCGACAATAGCGCCATCGTCCGTGCGATATTTGAGCAGATAGGCCATTAGCGCTGCCTCCGTAAGCCGACCATCTTGATATGGTCCGCGCCAATGGGGTTGGTGCCCGTGCCGTTCATGAAGGTCGCCACAAAGGCTTTGGCGCCGAACGCACTGGGGGCCGTATAGACGGCTTGCACCACCATAGTCGAGCGAAAATTGCCAATCATCTGCCCAAACGTCAACTCCGCGCCCCCCACGGCATCCTCCTTGATGCGCAGATAACAGGCATCACTACTGGTGGCGACACTCACGGTAGCGGTGAGCGTCATCCAGACCTGATCGCCCGCGTTCAGCGCAAAGACGAGCGAGGCGAGCGCGACTTCACTCGTCGTGACACTTAACCCCACAATGTCGGTATAGGACACACTGTTGGTAACGGCGTCGACCTGGATGGTGTTGGTAATGACGGCGGCAGGCGCAATGCCCGCCGTTTGCGCCCCCGTGTCCGGGCTCCACATGAGCGAGCCATCGGCCTTATAGATCTGGATGCTATAATCGGTCGGCCCGGCCGCAATCCGGCCGATCCAGACCCGAATCGTGCCATTGTCATCGCGGACAATGATCTGGCGATTCACGCCGTCGAGCGTAATCGGCGCGATGGCGCCCGCCAGCGTCCCCCCCAGAAAGATCTGGGCATTAATCGTCCCCGCAATGAGTTTATCGGCGGTGAGCTCGGTAATGTGCGCGTCGTGAATGATCGCACTCGCAATTTGGGCTTCGACGGTAATGAGGGCCGTATCCGTCCGCAGATGGCCCGCATTCACGACCCCGGCAGTAATGCCGGCGGCCGTGACGCCGCCCGCATTGGCATCAAACATGAGGCCGCCGATATTATTAAAAATCTGAATGCCGTACTGATCGGACAACGGCCCCAACTTGCCAAGCAGGACGCGGTTATTGCCGAGGAACTGATCCCGGATGACCATCAAACTATTCGTGCCATCAATATAGACGCGGTCGGCCACCCCAATACTCACGAGCGCGGTCAATTTCCCGGTGAGGATTTTCGTGGCCACGAGCGAGCTAATGAAGGTGTCATCGAGTTGTCCGGCGACCGCCGTCACCCCCGCCGTGGGTGAGACTGGGTGAAACGGTCCTATATTGCCGGAGGTATCGACGGGGCGAATCCAGTAATAGGCGCGTTGATTGGCGACAAACCCGGTATGTTCAAAGCTGTAGCTGCCCTGGCCGATGACGCCCGCCGTACTCCGATCGTTGAGGCCCGACGTCCAGACCTCGCTGTAGTCGTAATCGAGATCGCCCGGCGGCGTCCAGAGGAGCGCGATCTTTTGCACGGTGCCGACGGCATACAGGTTCGCGGCAGCGCCCGGCGGCGTCCCATCGCGGCCGGTCGTAATCGAGATCTCGGGATCGGTAAACACACTGAGGTTCGCCAGACGATCAATCGAGGCGATCTTGGCAAACACCGTGACATTGCCGGGGACATACATTTTATAGGTCGTATCAAACCGCCCCGGCCGCACGACCGTCGGGATGTTGGGCGAGGCCACCCGAAACGAGAGTTGAAAGCCCTCCAGGTCCTCTTCAAACTGGGCGTCCCAATGCGCCATGACATAGGTCATGACCGTCCCATCCGCGCTGGCATCAGTCCCCGTGGTAAGAAAGAACCCCGTGGGGACGGCCGGGGGCGTATTGTCCAGCTTATCCGCCGTCAGGGCCACGGGCGTAAACGAGGCGATTTGACTGGGAATGCCGGGGCCAAAGCTGTCATAGGGGATCACTTGGACATAATACGTCACGCCCGCGAGTAGGTCAGGAATGAGCAGCACCTGGAAATCAATGCCGAGCGTCTGATTCGGAATAGTCGGAGGATTGCCCGCATCGAGCAGGACCACAAAATGATCGAAATCCCGCGGCCGGACCCATTGTTTCCAGTCGACGCGAGCCGCCTCAAACAGCGCCAGCGTTTCCGGCAGAATGTTTCCCATATCGGGGGCCGCATTACTGACGACGATCACGGCCGGATCGAGGGACAGGAGGCCGGTATTCGTGACCGCCCAGACCATCACCTGGAGCTCCCGGCGCGCGCCGGCGTAGCCGTTACGAATCTGGTCTTCTTCATTTTGCTGGTGCGTATACGTCCACTGCACACTTTGGCCGGCGGGGGCCAGGGGCGCGTTATAGGCCCGTAACAGATAGAGTTGCCCCGGCGCCCAGACCTGCACCACGTAGAAGGCGACAAAGAACGTCTCGCTAAAGAGCGGACTCTCCGCCACGGTGTCCCACTCTACATGCAGGTCGCGGCCTTCCCAGTTCGCTACCCCGACGGCCTGGCCCTGCAAGCGGAGGTTGCGCGGTGTCCCCGGGAAGTACCCCGGCGTCGTGGGGCCGGCGACATGAATCACGACCTCACGCGCCCCAATGTTATTCGGGACGCCTAGGTGCGAGATAGGGACGACGCGGTACTGATAGGTCGAGCCACTAATCGCCGTATAGTCATCCCAGTCCAGCACATGGCCCCGGACCTGCGTGACCGGCGTGTAGTTATAGTTCGGGTCGTTGGGATCACTAATGGCCCCGGCGCCAATCGTCCCGGCCTCGACCTGGCCGAGTTGCCCCGTCGCCAGGAGCACGCGCCGCAAGATCATGGCGCCCCCATAGAGCGCATACCCACTACTGAGGGGGGCGACGTCCCACGACAGATTAATGACGCGCAGACTGGCGCCGCTCGTCTGAATCCGCGTCACTTCCGTCGCCACGAGACTGAGGAGCGGCGGCGGCGGCCCTTCCGGGTTAAACAGCGTCGTAATGACACCCAGCGGCGAGGCCACGGCCTCATCATAGATGCTCGGGTTGTGAATGAGGGCCTCGACACTGACCGTCAGATCGTTTTTCCGGCGCAGGCCCGTCACGCGAAAGGTGCGCGTATTGGCATTGGTCGTGAGCGTCCCAAAGACAAACGTCGACGTGCGCGGGACGGGAAACACACTGAGTTGCGACGCCAGATACAGCGTGCGCGTCGGCCCCAGGGTAATGGTGAGGAGCTCGCGGGCTTCAAGCGTGTCGTCTTCATGGCGCACGTACACCACATACGTAAGATCCTGCTCAAAGAGGCAGTCTTCATCCACCTGGAGGACCGCGGCATCGGAGCCCTGCTGAATGCGGCCTGACGTGCCCCAGCCCGGTAAGGGATGGGCAAAGCGAAAGAGATCATGCAGTTGTAGCGGCAGGGCTTCCAGGGAACAGTCCATCTCCAGCAGGAGGTTTTCAAAGCGCCGCCTATTCAGTTCATACTGGAGCGCGCGCATGATCCGGCTCGGCTTGGTCACGCCGCGCAAGTCAAAACTATGCTTATGGACCTCGGGCGGCCACTGTGCCAGGGCCGGCCAGGTGATCACGTCTTGCTCAAAGTCTTGCGCTTCGCTGGCAAACCGCGCTTCCACCACGTTGATGCCATCGACGT